CCTGTAGGTTGAAGTGTTATTTCGCTCGTAGCTTGAACATTAGTTGTCAACGGAACATCGTTTTCATCTTTAGCTTGAGGTGGTTCTATATAAACGGCAGGGCGCTGTCTAAATGTTTTACCATAAAGATATGGTATATTGATATGAGATAATTGTGTTTCAGCCGGACCATTACTATATAATGGCGCATCAACTGTAACGACAGGATTTTGATAACCAGCTCCACCGTTACCTACGCTTACCGATTCTATTTCTCCGTTGGAATTTATAACGGCCACAACATTAGTAGCAGGTGTTGTGGCAGCTGCATCAAAGATAGTAATTTCAGCTAGGTTTTCTTTAGTAAATGTTAATACTGTCGAAGCTGTAGCTGCAGCAGCAACATTTGCAGAATTAAGTTCAACCTCATCAGTGCCAGCTTCTGCATCTTCCAATAGAATGTGCAAAGTGAACGTATCATCATCTATTCTTCTCACATAATAAGTAACCAATACGTCTAAGTCGTTGAATGGCCCATCCTTAGCTATATTTACTCTATCACCTGTCACAAATCCATGATTCGTGCTAGTTGTAAATTGATTATCTGTGCCTCCGGCTCCACCTGGTGGAACCGTAGTGCTATTAGATACAGTTAATGACGAAGGTGATAGCGTCGTTGATGGAGGTATTGTATATCCACTACCTTTTTGCACTATGTCAACGGAAGTAATAGTTCCATTGCTGTCAATATTTGCTACTAAAGAAGCATTAGCAAATCGGAATGCTTCCGGCTTTGGCCCATATACGCTACCAAAGGCTTTAACTAATAATGGAATATCCTCAATGCCAATAACACCAGGCTGAATACCTGGCATTGAGGATAATGTAAATCTAGGAAAATCTTTATTAATGGTGTTATAAGTGCCGTATGCTCTAATCTGTTGCTGAGCTCTTCTAAATCCTAGTGCTGGATCTCTAAACGTTGATTCTCGAGTTACGTCTTTAGCACCAGAATCTTTATGATCTCCTAATGCTGCTCGAGTATTTTCTAGTAGCAATAAGATTTCTCCAAAGAATATAAAGCCTGCAGGGTGCACTAGTCTATTAAATACATTATCCCAGTCGGTTATGTTTTTACCGGTTTTAATTAGATAAGAATATTTTTGGTACTTATAGCTATCATGCAATCTAATTTTTTTATCCGATACAAATCCACGCGTTGTCGCGAATAATCCAGTACCTTCGTCATAATCACTTGTTGATGGTATAAGGGTACTATCATATGGTTTAACAATTTCTACAGGTTCGTTGAATAGTAGCCTAAAAAATGTTTCTACAGAATCAGAAGATCCTCTAATTTTATAAAAGTCGACTATTCTTTTGTATAGTGTATTTTTATTAACGTTAACATTAGATACGCTTCGAGGAATAGCCGCAGCAATTTCTTTCTGCATCATTTCTAAGTATTGATTTGTAGAGTCTATTTCGCTATCAGAATTTTTATCAATATCCATTGCGTCTTCAATGCTATTGAGAACATATGATGGACCCGGCCCTACCCAATTAGTAATTGGAGTTGTCAATTCTGCTTGTAATCCATTAAATGCTTCAAGACCATTTACAGTAAATGTTTTACCGATATCTGATTCACTAGCTCTAAGAGACCCCGGTAAATCGTTTCCGTTACTGATGGTAATATTTCTTAAATCTATGTCTACCTCCATAGATCTATTAACACCTACAAGTTTATGTGTACTATCGCTTGGAACACCGCTTAAGGAAATTCCGATAGGATCTCCGTTTGGCTCAGACGATAACTTAATTTGATTTTTATAACTATACACAATATAATAGTAACCATGGTGCTGCAATCCACCTAAAGGGGCACCAGTAGCAAAATATTCAACTAATGCTCCAATTGGCATACCTTCTTGCTGCGTTTGGGTAAGTGTAATTGTGTACAAGGTTTCATCTACAATGCTAGAGGAGCCTACGAATGTTGAAGCCCTTGGCAAAAATTCATCGGAAGCTGAAATTACTAATTTCGAAAGATTACCAGTTTCATCAGTATAGAATTGGTTATTTTCACCCTTTTCGTCTTTAATCCTAAATCTAGCCAATCCATCTAGGATTAAATCGCCGTGTGCTTCTTCTTCATTGTATATAAATTCATGGCTATTCATAAACTCATAATACTTTTCCAACAACACTTTAATTCCAGACTCACCTGAATCTTCTAATATTTCACTAGGTATAACCTGCTCAACCCTTAGATTTTCTTTAGTTTTTTTTCTGCTAGAAGCTACTGCTTCTATATATCCAGGCGAATTACTTAAATCCATATTATCTGAACCTTGAGTTAGTAGTATAATCTATTGTACCTGAAGCCCCTGCTGTAGAAATAGTATCAACTTCAGGAGTAATAGTTACAAACCCTTGATCAATGTTTAATAGCTGATCTCGTTTTGGTGCTATATCTAAACTGTTAGGTGTAACAGTAATTTTAATATCTATATCAGCGTCAGCGATAAAATTATTAAGCTTAACTAGTCCCTTAGATGGTGTAATAATTCCAGCATCGTTAAACGTTACTACGTTTTTACCATCTACAATCCTATACCCTATAATCCTTCTATCTGTTGATCCACTAATTGGAACATCACCAAAATAATGAGCTACGCCATTAACCATAAATGCTGATGACTTAAGAACAAAATCAGTACTAGTACCTGCTTCAAAAATAGGAGAAGCAAACGATAAAGTAAAATCGTTATCACGAATGCTTTGTTTAGCCTTAATCGTTTGAAACATATATGGTCGCACTGTGCTATTAAGAATAGCACGATCCGAATTATCGATTATTTTTAAAAGCTGAGAATATCTAAATACGCCATCAAACTTATTAAGATTATTAAAGTTATAATCTGATATAGCATCACGTACGACCCCCTGTAAGCCTGCTGCAGATCGATCTGTAAGGTTTGGATTATATTTAAAGAAAACATCAAGCTCTAAGTTTGTAAAGTTAGGGTCTACAATTTCTGGAGTAATGGATACAATGTTCTTGCCTTTAAGTACAGAATTTATAATTGTATCCTTTTCGCCAGCTGATAATTTTTCTTCTGTGATAGGCTTAATGCAAATGTATACCTTACCAAAATCCTGTGGGTCATTGTCTTCACCGCCCCATGTAGATATGGAAGAAATGTTAGCAAATGACTTAAGAATAATAGCACGATAATCGTCTGAGGTTACCGCTCTGTTCTGTGCAGTAAATGTTAATGGGGCATTAAATCGTATAGATTCAATTGTCTCTCGTTCTGAGCCACTGCCAGCCGGTAAAGTTGTTACAGGTGTTCCGTATGTAGCATCTATTAATTGACTACCATCTGGTTTAGCCAGTGTTCCTGTAAACTGAAATGTATCTGCACCATTACTTTCTGGGCCGTGTGTATAAACATAATCTAAGGTTACAACATTGTTATTATCAGGTTTATTACCAATAACGTCATCACCAAAGTATACTTCATACTTTTCACTGGTATTTTCTTGAATATAGTAAATTAAAGATGTTGAATCTAGATTTAGTAGAGATTCAAAGCGGTTATAAATTAGTCTAGAAGTTGATCGATCATTAGACTGAACACTAACCCTCAATGTCGACGTATCTACATCAGGATCTGGTATTTGAAATTTCTGACTTTCAATATCATTATCAACTCTAAATTTTACAGTCTTGTACGTACCTTCAGCAATTTCTACATTATTAAATATGAATTTATTAGAAGCATTTTTAGTAACAGTAAAAGAATTAAGTGTTACGTATTCATAAGTTTCACCCTGAACAGTAGTGGTAAATTTAGTACCACGCGGTAACGTTAATTCGGATGGCAGTTGAACTGCAGGAGTGGCTGACGCATCAACTTCAAATCTTATTGTGGCTCTTGGTGCAAGAATAGACCTTGGAACATAGCCCAATAATTTAGCACGTGTAACGACATTGCCACGAATTTGTGCAGAATCAAGGAATGCTTCATTAAGAGAATAATGCGCGGCTACAGCATTGTAATGTGTGTTATACGCAAGAACATCTAGTAGTGTCGATAATCCACTACCTTCGAAGTTATAGTCGTTAAATTCTGATTGCTGCTTTAAAAAGTTTTTTAGATTATCTTTTATCTGATCAAAATCTAATTCGGTTACATTTAAATTATTTGCCATATTTCTTTACCTTAATCGTTTTAGTACGACTTCAACATTAGCAGTTGAATCAAATTGTTTAATATTGAACTTAACTGAAATTCTATATGCGTTACGTTCAGATAAATCGATTGCTTCAACCTTTATTACTTCTATTCTAGGTTCCTTTTTCAATACTCTTTTAATATTATCTTCTATTGCCAATTCAGTAATTGCGTCAGCTGGTTCAAATAATAACCCTTTTAAATTGCCACCTAGTCCAGCATTAAAGGGGCGTTCAAAAAAGTTTGTTAATATTAAATTTTTAACTGAATTTTTTAATGCTTGGTCATCCCTTAGAGGTATAATGTCTTTACGAATAGGATGCAATCTTAGAGATAAATCTAAATCCGAATATTGTTTATCTAGCGATACACCTGAAATTCTTTTAGTGTCAGTGCCAACACTTCTATCTGATAGAAATGCGGGTGAACTTATGTTATCTCCGTCTAATATATTAGCCATATATCTATTTATACCTCTTGGGCCGATGTATTTGTTATTTTAGCCTGTTGTCTTGCTACTGCTTGAGCACAGGCTTCATCGAATGTTGTTACGATTCCATCATCTAAGTATCTATCAAACCTTTCTCTTACCATGTTTATATAAGTGCCACCAGTGTATGGTTCTGCATCAGGGTATTTTTGCAAAATCTTGGCCTTTTTAGTTTGCCATTCAGCTTCTGTATAGTCAAAATATTTTAACTCATCAAATGTTGTACCATTGCTTTCAGCTATAGACTTATGAAACTCTGGATATATAATCGACATAATTTCAATAGCTTTTTTCTTACTATTACTAAACAGTGGTCCAATTTGCATATTAATTAAATTTTTATATGTGCCGGAAGCGCGTTTAAGTGCTCTCTGTAAAACACG